TTTATTAGATAGCGAGTAGATTATAGGTCACTATATTAACTATATCATTCACCTGCGTGGTATCCATAGCTGTACCCCCCTCCCCTATGAAGTGGACGCTAATGAGAGCTATAGGGCTATCATCATCCAATAATAGTTGCTGATATAAATGTCGCACTCCTATTATATCTAGATGAGCCCGCTGCTTAAAGCTAAGTAGTATAGAGTTAGCATCAGTCTTCATAAAGGATCGGGTACTAGCGTGTTGCACTAGAGTAGGTAGGTCATAGCAATGGTCGCTAATTAATACCTGTCTATAGAGATTAGCTATACTGCTAATCCCGGGGGCCAGACTCTCATGAGTACACGTCATCTTGAGGAACTTAAGACCAGATATACTGCGACCAGGATTATGGAACTGGTGGAGTAAGACTCTATCGGCCGCCGTTGTAATCCGTATCTGGTTGAGTAGATCAAGGATATAAATGTCTTTATCTATAGTGCTAACATGGCGTATCAGATCTTGTATAGCGTACCTGCGCTCTATCTGATTGCGGAATATCCATCGCCCAATAAAGATTATAATAAATAGAGTCAGACTAAACGTGTTCTGCCATAGGAAATCAGTGACCTGCGGCAGAGCTTCCTTAACCAGAGTGTGCGGAGCTAAATGAATAGTGTAGGCCTTATCATTCTGTGGTACATTCATGTTTGATGGGGCATTCCTCAGGCCTTTAAGTACATTCTTAAGTTAGTGTCTAAGTGCTTCTAGTTTTATATTTATTCACGAGGACTTTGTAGGTGAATTATAATTATGATAGTCAATTAGGGCTTGCCTGTATTACTGATACTAAGCGCAATATTAAGGTATTCTGTCCTGTGGCCCGCCCGGGGCAGAGGTATGAGGCCACTATAGCCTATACTATGGCACGATATTCTCGCAGTGCTGAGTCAGTAGAGAATCTACTCAATGAGGCGCGGGGAGTAGATGCAGATAAACGTCTTCATAATATATTCTATAATTATGGTCACGGTAGTGTACAGGGCCTGGCCACGTTATCAGTGTGCTTTGAAGGTATTCCCCTATGGTTTGCGTTCTATCTGTTCAATACTATGCCTCTAGGAGCAGGGCAGGAACGCAGTACTCGTTATCAGAAGATGGGCGATTACTATAGAGTCGGTGATGAGTCCTATGACAAGTCAATGGACTATCTATTCAGCGCATATGAGGAGCTCTATGAGCCCACTCGAGAGGCATTGGCCCGCGCTTACGACGTAGACATGAGCGATAAACGCCAGGTACAGGCGCTGGATGCCCGTACGCTGGACTGTACGCGTTATCTATTACCTATGGGAGCCCGCACTAGTCTGGGTATCACATCGGATGCCGAGACGTGGAGTCGATTCATCAGTGACCTACTGAGTAATCAAATTAACTCGGGGCCCGATGAGTTATACAGTGCCATTGGGCACATGCTGAAGCAACTACTGGGTGGTTGTCCTGAGCTAGAGGCCCAGGGCTACGTAGCAGGTGCTCCTGGACTTATACGTCATGCAGAGGCACGGCATGACCTAAGCGTTAGTCTAGGTAACATGGTGCGGGCAGCTCAATCATCTCTCACTGTTAATATGAGAGATGAATATTATCGCTCAAAGCTAGTAATTGTACAGGAGCAAGACTGCGATATCATTGGTAACCTGGCTCTATTACTCCAGAATGATGTCTATCGGCCGGCCCTAGTCCTATCTACTAATAGAAGACTACTAGCTACGCTGCGAGAGGAGTTGACTAAGTGGCGGCATTACGATAGATTACCTACTCAGTTCAATGCACCGCATATGTACATGAGTGGTTATATGGATGTGGGTGCGGCCCGCGACTTCAATCGTCACCGCAGTATATGGCGGTACTTTCCTGCTCTAACTAATGTAGAGCTATTACGGGGGGATGCTGGTTATACTCTACCACTCTATATAGAGCACCTCCCTATAGCTGAGCGTTATAGAGAGGTGCTGGATAAATATTACGAGACACTGGGCGGCCCTGCTATACAGTATCGTATACCACTAGCCCATAATATACGATACTGTATAGGCGGTTCTCATAAGCATATGGCCTATGTGTGCCAGCTTCGCTCTCGAGTAGGGGGCCACATCAACTACCGTGTGATAGCTAATGAGTGGGCTAATAGTATAGCTGACGTTAATCCACTATTCGACCTTACTCACATCATACGTGTAGTCGAGAATGGTCGAGATGAGTTCCTGAGTCGCTAGGCCGCGCGTATTAGGTATACGACGTAAGGGATGATGGGATGTATTGATGGCCAGCCCCAGCGCGGCATATTAGGGACGTTAAAGGTAGTAGGATCAGTATTCGTAAAATTAGTGTAAGAAATACCTATCACCGCGAATAGCGCTGAGTATTGCGTCCTGCTGATCGCCTGCCCATGACATGGTATCCAATTAGTAGGGTAGGCGGTAGGCGATATTATGTCCGCTGGCCACATGATTATAGAACCTACTGGGGCACCCGCCTGGCTGAAGCTAGCCGCTATGGCCTGGTTAACCCAGTCTATATTAGCCTTAGTGTTTGATAGATTAGTTATTTGTGTCTGTAGACTACCTACAGTATTCTGTAATGCTACTATCTTGGGTATCTCTAGATTGAGCCTGTCGTTTATAGCGCTGACTGTGGCATTGATGGTGGCTATCTGAGCAGTTAGTTGATTACTCAATGTAGTAAATTGAGACTGTAGACCACTGATGGCAGTTGTGTTAGTATCGCAGCGTGTCTGTAGGTTCTTAATTATAGTTAGCTCACCTATGACAGCAGCTAGGTTATTAATTAGATCATTGACTAACTGCTGTATGTTCTCAATGATCCGCCGTAACTCACCGTCACCGAATAGATCGTCGCGTAATTCCTGTAGTTCATTCTCTAGAGTGGCTATATCAGCCAGCATGTCGGCAATAAATGCAAACGCCCGCACTGTGTCAGATAGATCGTATATAGTATTGGCGGCCTGTGTTCCCGTATGATTGGCGCGATTAGCAGCCTCTAGAAAGTTATTGTCGAGTTCAGCACAAGTAAGAGGACTTCCCTTACTCACCGATAGTATAATTGGCATAGAATTGTAGCTAGTGGTTAATATGGTTATACTATCGGTGTATGGCGTTCTGTAAGCATTAGAAAGGAGATATCAGTGAGTAGCGAAATGTGGCATATGGATATAGCAAATCCCTATCAGGTGCCAATTACTATATATAGTGATTGGCACCACCTAAATGATATAGTCCTTAGGCCTAATAGTGGTCTAAGGACTAACTACGAGATAGAGGACGGATACGAGTTATATGTTAGTCGGCTCTATCGAGTTAAGCCTAATGAGGCGCCTAGATTGTACGTTGGATACCGCATAAAGGATTAAATTAATGCATTATACAGTTGAATTTAGTGGTACACGTGGTAGATTGTATACACAGCTCTCTGCTAGTTATACATTTACAGATACCACGCTGCCCCGCACCATTACTCTAACCCTAAGCCCCGGCGCAGAAGTATCGATTGATCTAATCGATATTACTGCGCTACAGGTAATAGGTCTCTCGTGTGAGACAGGTTCTGTTAACCTCAGTGTTATCAATAATGGTAGCACTATTATTAATCTACCAAAAGTAGTAGCTGGCTCCTATCACTTTAATAACGTAGATATAGTCGATGCTAGGATACAACTAGTAGCCGTAGGCACTGCACCCGTACCGCTACAGTTAGTATACGCCGGCGTGGCATGACCTGTCCACTAAAGTGGCAGCAGGCCTGCCGTAATCTGGATATAGCATGTCATAAATGTAGAGCTGAGATAGGAGAGGGTGAGCTGGCCTATTTACCACTGGCTGGTAGCCCCTCTATTAAGAGTCACCCCGCATATGAGAAGCCCCCTCCGCCCCCTCGCAAGCGGCTTAGCACTGCATCGCAGCAGACTAACACTGCATCGAAGATAGGACGCGCTACTGAGAGACGCGTGTTACGGAATCTAGGTGCAAGAGCAACAGTGGCCAGTGGGGCCATCTTCGGAGACGGGGATGGCTCTATTGTTATAGATGGGGAGACCTGGCGTATAGAACATAAGACACGGGTGGCCCGGCGTAATACACTAGGCCCTACTGAAGATGAGTGGGCTACTGCTCAGGCGCAGGGGTGCCGCCTATTCATCACTACTCATAATAATCGAAGTGTCGTTACCATGGATATAACTGATCTCAAGAGCCTAGTCGTATTGCCACCCGAGTTTACGGAGGGCGTTAACGAAGAAGCGGGGGGCCCAGCTCACTCGAGCGATGCCGAAGTTGCGGGGCAACTCGAGTAGCACATTCACTGCCTCCACCTGTAGACCGAGTGCAGCGAAGGTGCGTTCGATGCTCAACTTAACAATACTTACAAAGTACGCGATGGGGTTCTTAACGAGGCGCCCTTGCCGGTTGAATGGAATAGTCTTACCATGGAGAACACGGCTACCGCACTCACTACGGATTGCCTGAGCCACAAGGCAATTCTCCATCGGCGAAACGTAGATAAGGTTACGGGGATGGTTGTTGAGAGGGTTATCATCAATATGGTGTACCTCTACCTCTCCTCGACGAGCGAGGAAGCCATTGCGGTAGGCCTTCCACCCCCAGTAAGCGTAGGCAACAACCTGATGGAGGCCAACGATGAGTCGCTGGGTATTCGTAACATGAAAGTCAAAGAATCCGACTAGGTGTAATAGCTGATATAAGTGAGAATTACGGGCCGCGCGCAGAACTAGGTAATCCCCCTGTTTAGAAGCCTGATAGGCCTTATCTCGCAGGATTGACTTCAGTGCCTTCAACGCTGCCTTGTTTACGTACCGTATTTGGTTGAACATGGTCAATGTCTGTTAGGTGAGTAGATACAACAATACAGCCGTGGTTCTACAACCCGGCTTAGATTAATGTAGATCAGAACTGAGTTGCCCCAGAGACACAATAGGTCTAGCGCACCAGCGTAACGGAGGATGTTTCCCTCCGTCCTACTCGCTGGCGGCGTCCACTAGAGTCAGAATTAACCTACCGCGCTTGACGTAACCGATGCCAAGTCTTGTACATTTAGCCCTATCTTGTTTACTTGAAATGTCGGTTTGAAGGCTCTCGGTTTTACCGATGAGATGAAAAGCCGACCAGTATAGAACGGCGAAGCACGATTAATATTCTGGGGAGTCTTGGCTCTCCACATATTTTTTAAGTTGATCTATCGTAACGCCACCACAACTAGCCACAAAGTAAGCTCCTGTCCATAATACTCTCTTGTCTTTCCATTGACGCTCCCATCGCTAAAAGCGAGGGATTCCCTGTTCATCCAGTTACCTTATCTATTAAGCTTTCACCTAATAGACAGTGGGTAGTCTGTCCGAGGGCTTGAATTTCTGTCCGCCCGACAGTATTTGCTTTTTGAAGTATATTGATAGCGGCATTTTCATCTCTGTCCAGAACACAACCACAAGAACATATATGAGTTCTTACAGACAATGTTTTCTTGACAATCGAACCACAATTAGAACACTCTTGACTTGTATATTGTGGATTTACCGCTACCACAAACTTCCCGTGTATTTTTCCAAAGTAGTCTAACCAATCGGTGAACATTGACCAACTTGCATCAGAAATTGATTTCGCAAGTTTTCTGTTTTTCACCATATTAGAAACCTTCAAATCCTCATAGACTACCAAATCGTTAGATTGGATTAACGCTTTTGCTGTCTTAACGGCAAAATCTTTACGTTGTCTAGAAACTTTTAAATGAAGGCGGGCTACTTTAGATTTCTGCTTTAACCTTTTTTGGCTTCCCTTTTTCTTTTTGGAGAGTTTACGCTGTGCCTTTTTCAGTCGTTTTTCGGCTTTACGGAGGAAACGAGGGTTATCAATTTTATCCCCATTAGAGTCGGTCAAGAAATGGTTTAAACCTAAATCAATCCCTACTTCCTTTCCTGTAGAATTAAGCAGTTCTACTCGTTCAAGGTCTAAGACAAATTGACAATAGAATCCGTCAGCCCTTTTAATAAGCCTAACTCTTTTGATTAGGGGCTTATCTAGAATTTCACGATTATAAGAGCCAACTAGCTTTAACTTACCAATTCCAGTTTTATCTGTTATGTGGATAGACTTTTTATCTTCTGACAGTTTCCAGCCAGAAGTTTTGTACTCCACAGACCTTGAGAACTTCTTGAATTTAGGGTAGCCTTTTTGAGCTAAACCTTTCTTACAATTGTCATAGAAACGAGATATAGCAAACCAAGCTCTTTCGGCACTAGCTTGACGAGCCATAGAGTTAAGATTACCTACAAACGGAGTGTCTGAATCATTACTCAACGTTGTTACAAATTTGCAAAAAGAAGCATAATTTACCTTATCTTCTCTGTGAGAATCCATCCAGAGTCTAATGCACTTATTCCGAATGAACTGTCCTATTCTAATAGCTTCTAAGATAGCTATTTGTTGTTGTTGTGTAGCTTTAACCTTAAACTCTATGACTCGCATTGACCCGACCTCTCAATGTGTTATGTTATCACTATATCATCTCACCGTACAAGTTGTCAATAGGCATGGAACCCAATTACTTTAAGACCCGCAGGGCTACGTTTAATCTTACTGTTCATATAGTGTTGGTGACTAAATATCGGAGAAAAGTATTCAAGAAAGAACATTTAGAGTTCTTAAATGAGGCTTTTAAGTCTATTGCTGATAAATGGGATGCCAGTATCGTAGAGTTTAGCGGTGAGTCTGACCATGTCCACATTCTTTTAACTTATCCCCCCCATAAATTACTAAGCGGGTTAATTGCTAATTTGAAATCTACTTCAAGCAAGCTTTTGTGGGATAACTACAGTGACCATTTAAAGAAGATTTACCCTGTTCCGCTCGAACTTCACGGCTCACTGTGTCTTTTAATCTATAGATACCGGTCCCTCTCTGATGCCTACATCAATCAACTGATTAAGGCAAATGAGAGGGCGGTAAATAGGAGGTCATCGGTACCGCCTATCGGCAGTTTAAGGAACCTTAGCCATTCCTTCTACTATTATAGCACAGGTTTTTAATTCTGGTGTAAAATATTTATTAGGCGGGGCCCCCCATTTGAGGGAGCTTCTCTACCACAAATACGCAGGAGATAGTCGATTTGTTTGAAAAGTTAAGTTTTGGGTGGGGTGGGCTGTGGATTGATTTCCCTCATTGCAAGTCTTTGGTTAAGCGGGTTCGCGATGAGGAAATTAGGAGGCTGGTAGCCAAGGGGCAGGGAAGTCGAACGGATGTGCTTTTTTCTGTAGCCCGGCAGTTTAATTTAAGTGCGGAAACAATTAAGGGTATTTGCCGGGGAGGTGAGGGGTGATTGTGGTGATTCAGGGTGATTGCGTAGAGGTGAGTTCTACTTTAGCCGATAAATCTGTAGATGCTAGTATCACGGTTCCGGCTTATGCGTTATGGCTTGCGGGAACGTGGATAGTGGCTCTGTTCCTGCTTCTCGTGTGGAAAAATTTTGTTGATAATCAGAAGGGAAAGTAAGGATGAGTGAACTGACATTGGAACTTTTAAAAGCGGCAATACGGGCTTGGCGTGTAATGGATGTTTATGTACCGGATGCCGTTGAAACAGATGAGATTTTTGATGCGATAAATCGATTCCCTGAAAGTATAAGAAAAAAGGCTTTGCAAGCGATTAAAAAAGATGTGGGAGGTGAGAGATGAGTGAGGTAATTCAGGTTGATTGCTTAGATGTGATGTCTGCTTTGGCTGATAAATCTGTAGATGCTAGTATCACGGTTTCGGTTGTGGTATCGATAGTGTTCCTAGTCCTCGTCAAGGTAGTTATGTTTTATCTAATTACCCGCAAAAAATAGAGCCTCAATCAGCTCATCAACGGGTAGAAATAGAAGCGGTAATGTCATCCAAACTATCAATAGGAATTAAAGAAGATGAGAGAGGTGAGGGATGAGTGGGGTAATTCAGGATGATTGTTTAAAGGTGATGCCTACTTTAGTCGATAAATCTGTAGATGCTAGTATCACAGTTCCGGCTTATGCGTTGTGGCTTGCGGGGACGTGGATAGTGGCTCTGTTCCTCGTGTTGAATATCAACAAATTGCCGGGGAGGTGATAACGCAATCATTATTCTGGAGGTATTCGCTAAAAAACGAATCAAACACAGAAAGAAATAATCGAAAGATGTGAGAAACGCTTGAAGCTTTACGATGCAGCAACTTAAAAAGAGGACAGACATGGATTTAGCCAAACGTCAACGTTTAGAAGCGGCGGGATGGAAAATAGGAACCGTAGCCGAATTTTTAGAACTTACACCAGTAGAAAGGGTAATTAATGCTTGGATATGGGGAGCGCAAGAACATTTAATCGCCACAGCTTTAGTTATTGGGGAAAGTTTATTAATCAGTCACTGTGATTTCGATGAGCTAGAAATTCCCTTTACATCTATGCCAGCTTTACAGCGTATTCCTCTAGAAGAAAGAGAGAATTTTATTATAGCAGAAGATGGTAGTTATATTCATTGGCCAGTCGTAAACATTCATCTTGATATAGCGGCTTTTTTGAGTGTGATTGAACCAGAAGCAAAACAAAAGTTTGCAGCGATTAAATTAAAACATGATCAGATTTTTGGTCGAGCGATTGCCTCTTTACGCAAACAGCATCAACTGCGACAATCAGATATTACAGGAGTGTCCGAGCGTCAAGTGAGACGCATTGAACAGGGAGAAGGAACAAAGGTAGAAACCCTTAATTTATTTGCCCAAGCTCACAAAATGGAACTTAATGATTATCTTGATGCTGTTGCTGGGTTAATCGATAATACTTCAGTATATTTGCTCCAATCTTAAGCTTTTAACCTTTGATTAATTCGAGTAATTGTGCTTCAGTTAGCTGAGTAATGCCCAATTCTAGGGCTTTTCCTAGCACTAAATAATCGGTTTGCGATATCGTGAAAGCGGCTATCCCAAAAGGTAAATTTGCTGGGCACTTTGTTGGTCGTATCGCTATTCGATTTCGTCCTTCCTTTGTCCTGCAACTTCCCAACAGAAAGTTCAATGTTCACCCTAAAGACCTTATTCATATCCACAAAAATGACGGATTCTCTTACTCCTTCTATTAAGGATTCACTATCGCTCAATTCATTTTCTGACGACAATTCCTCTCCCGCTAATCCTATCAAGTCTAATGGGAGTCCTCTTATTGCTTTTCAGATGGAAGATATTACCAGCAATTTAATTGATTTTTTAATTAATTCAATTAAAGAAGAAAAACCTTTGTATAGTGATGAACAATGCTTAAATATAGCTCTAGAGATAATCAGGGCCAATTTTCCTATTTGTGCATCAAAATATTTCAAAGAAGAACCGTGGAAACTATAACAACGGGGGTGGCCCCGTATTTTTATGATTACTACAATTGATTTCCGTGATATCCAGGCTGCATGTATTAGGCAGTTAGACGACATGTGTAAGGATAAGCAGCCCTTATTTGTTGTCGACGTACCAGGAGATGTGCTCTGGCAGACCTACCTCGATGCCTTTCCCGCACACGAGAAGCAGGCACATAACTGTATGGCCTGTCGACAATTCATTAAGAAGGCGGGGGGTCTCGTTAAACCAGATGAGAATTATAATCTCATCAGTATGTGGAATGTAACTGTACCAGGTTACTTACAGGGAGTAGTTGATAAGCTCAATGCTCTAGTGACAGGAGCCAGCATTCGAGACACGTTCTTATTAAACTATAGTGAATTGACCGTAGGGCACGCAAGTGACTTGCAGCGTCTAGAGGATGGCAGCACTATTAAGTGGCACCATCTATACTATAAATTTCCTACAGCTTATGCCTCTAGTTATGTACATAGTGATCAGAGTGATGCCCGTAATAAGGCGGCGGGCCTCAAGAGAGATCTAGAAATGATCTCTATTGACTCAGTGAATACTGTCCTCGAACTCATCAATCAAGGCACCTTATATCGCGGTAATGAGTTTAAGCCACTGTTAACTCGGTTTCTCGCTCTACAAGAGGCCAATCGTCAGAATCACCTACGTAATCCTAAAGAGGAGCAGCATGAAACCTTCTGCTGGGTGATGTCTGCTAAATTTAGCCATATCCGCAATACAGCTATCGGTACTCTGCTGACTGATATTAGTGAGGGACGCGATCTAGATAAGGCTGTTACATCTTATGAGAGTAAGGTGGCCCCCGAGAACTATCGTCGTCCTACTGCCATCGTTACTGAGAATATGAAGG